AAATATTGACTTAAAAATTAGTCCAAAAGGCTCTGGTGTTGTTGATGTTGATTCAAGTAGAATTACAAACGTAACTGATCCATCAGGTGCTCAGGACGCTGCTACTAAAGCATATGTTGATAGTGTTGCCAATGGTTTAGATGTAAAAGCTTCAGTTAGAGTTGCTACAACAGCCGCTCTTGCTACTTCTACATATGACAATGGCGCTGGAACAATTACTGCTGACGCTAACGGTGCTCTTACAATTGACGGAGTTTCTGTTTCAGAAAACGATAGAGTTTTAGTTAAAAACCAAGCAAGTGCTGTACAAAACGGTTTATATAAAGTAACTGCTACTGGTGGTGCTGGTTCACAATGGGTATTAACAAGAACACCTGACGGTGATGAAGCGATTGAAATTACAGGTGGTGCTTTTGTATTTGTTGAAGAAGGTACTGCTAATGCTGATAACGGTTATGTATTTACACATAACGGAACACCTACACTAGGTTCAACTGATATTACAGTTGCTCAATTCTCTGGTGCTGGCCAAATATCAGCTGGTGACGCTTTAACAAAAACAGGTAATACTTTAGATGTTGCTGTTGATGACACAACAATTGAAGTATCAGGTGACGCTTTACAAGTTAAGGCTTCAGGAATTGGTACTAATCAATTAGCTGATACAGCCGTAACTGAAGGTAAAATTGCTAATAATGCCGTAACTGCTGGTAAATTAGCAACAACTTTAGATTTATCATCTAACACAATTACTTTACCTAGTACATTTGTTACTACAACTGGAACACAGACATTAACAAATAAAACAATTAATGCTTCACAGTTAGTAGATAGTTCAGTTACAAACGCTAAATTAGCAAATAGTACAATTACACTTTCTGGTGATAGCGGTTCAAATGCTATTGATTTAGGAGATACTTTAACAGTATCAGGTGGAGAAGGAATTGATACTTCTCAATCAGGTGATATTTTAACTATCGCTGCTGAATTAGCAACGACTTCAAATAAAGGGGTTGCTTCATTTAGTGCTGACAACTTTACAGTTTCAACTGGTGTTGTTACAGTTACAGCAATTGATGGCGGAACATTTTAATTAATTATTAATTTAGGAGATTAATAAGTGGCAACAGTTATAAAATTAAAAAGAAGTACAACAGCCTCGGCTGTTCCTACTACTGGAGATTTAGAAGACGGCGAAGTAGCAGTTAACATAACTGATAAAATAGTTTATATGAGAAGTGGTGGCAGTATTGTTACTGTTGCTAACTTTAATTCAGGTTCAAATGTTGACTTATCAGCAATTGACCAAAGTATTTTGCCTGATACAACTGAAACATATGATTTAGGTTCAACATCTAAAAGATTTCGTTCATTGTATCTAGCAGGCGACACGATTGATATTGGTGGTTCAACTATATCATCTGACGGAACAGGAACAATTTCTATTTCTGCTTCAGGTGCTACATTACCTCTAAACTCAAACGTAGAAGTAACAAGTGGAGTAACAAAGACACTTGCGTTAGCGGGAGCAGATGGTTCGCCAGTTCAGGCCGTTCCTTTTTTCTCTACAGCAAGTGGACTAAATACTCAAAACACTAAATTAGATTTTAAAGCTGATCCTGATAAAACTGTGGCTTCATTTACTTTAGCAAATGGCACACAGTTAGGTTCATCACAAGGAAACACTTTGTTCTTTTTTTAAGGAATTAATATGGCAGAAAAAACACCAATACGAGCAGTCTTTAACGAAAGTAACGTAGCAACAGGTCTTGCCGAGTTTCAATCAGGTGAGTTTATAGGCGTTACATATGGTGGTATTGGTACAAGTTCACTTTCTCAAAATGCTATTCTTTTAGGTTCAGGCACAGACGCCGTAAGAAGTTCAGCAATTCAAATTGAAGGAAGTGTCATATCTTCAACAGATTCATCAATTATTCAAATTGCTGATGGCCTTACAATTACAGGAGACTTAACAGTTACAGGTACAACAACAACTGTAAACTCAACTACAATTAATATTACAAACTCATTTGTATTTGAAGGTGCTACAGAAGATTCTTTTGAAACAACACTAGGTGTAATTGATCCTACAGCAGATAGAACAATTAATTTACCTAACGTTTCAGGTACTCTTCCTGTCTTAGCAGCGCCAAGTACGACACAAATTACAGCAACTCCTGAAGAATTAAACTACGTTGATGGCGTAACATCTAATATTCAAACACAAATAGACACAAAAGCAAGTACCGCTTTTGCTATTGCTCAGGCCGTTGCTCTTGGATAACATACTATTAATATTATAAATAGTATAAAAAACATTAATAAGGGTTATAATGGCAACACCAGCTAGTAGAGAAAACTTAAAACAATACGCTTTAAGAGCATTGGGTAAACCTGTCATTGAAATTAACGTAGATGACGACCAATTAGAAGATAGAATTGACGAAGCGTTACAATATTTTGCTCAATATCATTACGATGGTATTCGTAGAACGTATTTAAAATATCAATATACACAAGCTGATAAAGATAGAATCTTAGGTACAACTTCAGAAACAGCGACTAAAAATTCTGTATCTACAAGTTGGAAAGAAGATAAAAATTATCTTGTTGTTCCTGAATCAGTAGTATCTGTTATTAATATATTTCCATTTTCTGATAAAGGTAATTTAAACTTATTTGATGTAAGATACCAATTAAGATTAAATGATCTTTATGATTTTTCTTCAACATCTATAATTAACTATGATATTGTTTTAAGACATTTAGATTTCTTAGATCACATATTAGTTGGTGAAAAACCTTTGAGATTTAATCAACACGATAATAGATTATACATTGATATGGATTGGGATAATGATTTAGATGTGGGTGAATATCTAGTTATTGAAGCTTATCGTAAATTAGACCCTGATACATATACAGATGTTTATAATGACATTTATTTAAAAAGATATGTAACAGCTTTATTTAAAAAACAATGGGGAGCAAATCTTAGTAAATTTAATGGAGTAACTATGATTGGTAATGTTTCTTTAAACGGACAACAAATTTATTCTGAATCATTACAAGACATTGAAAAGTTAGAACAAGAAATTAGATCAAGTTTCGAATTAAATCCTGCTATGATGATAGGATAATGTTATGGCAGTTAACCATTATTTTCAGTCAGGTAACGGCATTGGTAATGTTAATGAAAAAAGGTTATACGAAGATTTAATCATTGAAGGTCTAAAGATTTATGGCCACGATTGTTATTATTTACCTCGAACACTTGTCAATAGAGATTTAATATTAGGCGAAGATACTCTTTCTAAATTTGACGACAGTTATCTTTTAGAAATGTATATGGAAACAACTGAAGGCTTCGCAGGTCAACAAGAATTAATTAATAAATTTGGTTTAGAGATTAGAGAAGATACAACGTTTATGATTTCAAAAAGACGTTGGCAAGATCAAGTAGATTCTGTTCATACTTTAATTAAAGATGGTAGACCAAACGAAGGCGACATCATTTATATGCCTTTGATGAATAGTTTTTTTGAAATACAATTTGTTGAAGATCAAGAGCCATTCTTTCAATTAGGAAATTTACCAGTTTACAAATTAAGAGTAACTAGATGGGAATACTCATCAGAAAGACTTAACACAGGTGTTTCTGAAATTGATGCTGCTGAAGATACTTATACTTTAGATCAATTAGCACATCAAATGACTTTAGAAGATGGTTCAGGTTCAATCGTATTAGAAGATGATGGACCAGATTCACAATCAAATTACTTATTATTAGAAACTTACAATATACAAACACAATCATCATATGCTTCTAATAATGATTTAGATTCACAAGCTGGATTTGATACTTCATCTACTGCTGATGATATATTAGATTTTACTGAACGTAATCCATTTGGAGAGGTTGACTACTGATGTTTGGAACATATTTTTATAACGAATCAATGAGAAGAATGACTGTAGCGTTTGGTCAAATCTTTAATAATATTCAAATTAAAAGAAAAGATAGCTCAGGTACTGTTGTTCAAACAATTAGAGTTCCTTTAGCTTATGGACCTAAAGAAAAATTTTTAGTAAGATTAGATCAACAAGCAAGTTTAGATAATAGAGAGTTTGCAATAACTTTACCTCGATTAGGTTTTGAAATATCAGGTATTCAATATGATGCAACTCGTAAGTTAACAAAAATTCAAAAGTTTAGACAAGTTAAATCTTCTAATACAGGTGTTATGGATTACAATTACACACCTGTTCCTTATAATGTATCATTTAACTTATATGCTTTTACAGCAACGGCAGAGGGTGGTTTACAAATTATAGAACAAATACTTCCTTTCTTTCAACCAGATTATACTGTGACAATTAATGCTATACCAAATATGAATATTAAAAGAGATGTTCCAATTATTTTAAATAATGTAACATATGAAGATACTTATTCAGGTGATTTTACTACAAGACGAGCTGTAATTTATACATTAGGATTTACTGCGAAGATGTACTTATTTGGTCCTGCGAGATCACAAAAAGTTGTTAAAACAGTACAAACAGATCAATATACAGATACTGATACAACAACAAGTACAAGAGAAAGTCGTATTACAATTACACCAAATCCTACTACAGCAGACGCAAATGATGACTTTGGATTTACTACAACTATTGACTTTTTCGCAGATAGTAAAAATTATAATGCAACTAAAGATACAGACGAATAAATAGTATAAATAATAAGAGAGAACAACTATTATGGCCATAAATCGAATTAAAACAGGTGGTATTACAGACGGCACAATTCAAAGTGGCGACTTAGCACCAGGTACAATCGCTAATGATAGATTAGCAAATACTTCAATTACAATTAACGGAACATCAATTGCTTTAGGAGCATCAGGAGAAATTGTTGCTGGTACAGACTGGCAAGCCGTAACGGTGGCCGATGGTTCTACATCTTTAAATGCTGTTGCTGGAAGAGGTTATTTCCTAGACACTAATAATGGTATAATAAATGTTACTATGCCATCATCACCAGTAAGAGGTGATACTGTAATAATAGCAGATTATTCAGGTACATTTGGTACTAATAATTGTATAATAAGTTTTAATAATCAAAATGTTGATAGTACATCTACAAGAGATATTGCTTTATCAACAAATGATACTATTGCAGAATTTGTTTATGTGGACGCTGCTAAAGGTTGGTTAGTTAAATATAATTCTACAAAAGGAACAACACCAGGTGCAGCAGGTGATCCTATATACAACCAAGATGAATTTATTACTGCCACAGGTGGAACATTAGTTACTTCACCTTGTGGTTCTTTTAGAACACACATATTTACAGGTGATGGCTGTTTTGCTGTCACGGCTGTATCTCCAACTGCTTCAGCAGCAGATTATTTAGTTGTTGCTGGTGGAGGTGCAGGAGCTGCTGGATA